GTCCGTTGACACTCCGGGCTTCTACGCTGACATGGCAAAGGCGTTCCTTGAGGACGCAGATGCCGCAGACGGCAAGGCATATCTCTACTGGGATTGCATTGCTGATAAGTAAAGAAAAACCCCTGTGTAGCCTTTATGGGTTGCGCAGGGGTTTCTTTTGTTATTCATTCTCATCAGAAAGACGGTTAACCCAAGCATTTAGCACCTCTCTGTACACCGTCATATTCGGACAGAAGTAGCTGTTTGTAAATACCGGCGTATCATCATTACACAGAATTCTCATAACAGCAGCGCACACGGCTGCGGATCTTGATACGCCAGCACCACAATTCACGCAGAACCAATCCGTCTTATCTTCTTCATAGTTATCCAGAACAAAATTCACAATATTCTTAGCTTGAATATCAGTGATACAGGTGCCTTCTAAATCAGTAGTGCAATCATCAAACTTCAGCGGTAGAAAAGTAATATTGCCCTCACACTTATTAAAATCAATATGATGACCATTAGCTTCAGTGATTGAGATAAACCGAATCCGTTCAAAATGTGGATGTCAGATAAAGTCTTCTGCATCTTCTGCACTCATCACCGAAAATTTCCATTTTCTTCGATACATAGTAACAATCATTTAGTTTTCCTCCAAAGAATTTAGGTTTTATCAATAAATGATAAATCCATATCCTTAAACTCAACTACTTCACTATCTTTTATAGGACAATTTTCGTATATTTTTATTGCATCGTCTACCAACGGATGCTTTAGCAAATATAGCAGTCTTTTCATTCCTTCTTTTGAGATGTTATACTCTTCTCGACTCATCTTAATCACCTTTTTTCAAAATGCAAACGGATTACTATTCGCTGCTATTGTCAGTGCCACATTAAAAGCAAACATTATAAACGCGGCCACTGCGACTACACAGGGGTTTACTATTGAAAAAGCTAGGTGGGGTGACAATTCCCACATCTCCTAACGATGGGCGATAGCTGCCTGTTCTATTCTCTAGCGTTTCATTGCTTAAATTTTAATACCTCGTGTTCCACCGCTTTACAAGCGTTGCTCGTCCATCATCTAAAACTTCAAGAACGCCATCGTAATTAAAACTGTAATATGCTTCTTCTTTCATCATATTGCATTTACATTTCTGACAAAAAATAGTCCAAACAGTTTTATAAGACATTCCGCTATTGCTTTTACGCAATCCATCATGGCTTATTCTAACATTTTCTCCGCAAAACGGACATGGTTTCAATTCGCGTTCTTCCATACGTCAATCCTCCAAGAAATCCTCCAACTCAATCTTCCCATCTGCCGCTGCAACTGCCAGAGCGTACACGAACTGCCCAATCGTCATTCCGTGCCGTCTAGCTTCACGGTTGATGTACTTGCGTTCTTCCTCGCTCATAAGGATAGTAATGCGCTTTGAACGCTTGCCATCGCCGCTTGCAACGCCTTGATGCGATTCCGGCATCGGGATTTTTTTCTTTGTCAAGCCAGCTTCGGCTAGTGCGCCGGGAACATTACCCTGTTCGATAAGACGTTGAACTTCTTTCGCCTGTTTCAGCCTCTTTGGCTTGCTTTCGCTTACTACGGCATTGTTTGGCTGTGTTTCGCTGTCTTTGGCTTGCTTCGGCTTAATACTGCTTAACTGTGCTTCATTAGGTTGTGCTTGGCTGTCTGTGGCTTCACTGGGCTTAATCAACGCTTGTTCGGCTTCGTTCGGCTTTGCTTGGCTTACTTCTTCTTCCTTTGGCTCACTTCGGCTTAATGTCTGTTCCGAAAAAATAGGCTGAAAATCAAAGCCGCCAAGCAGACCTGATGATTTTTTGCTGGTTGATTTCATTCCTCTTCCTCCCAATCTTCATCAAGGTCAGGAACGGTCGGCAACGGCATCCAGTGAGTTATATTATGAGGCTTTCCGCTTTTGTCCCGCCATTCCTTAAAATCTTCTTCATAACCTACAATTTCTACATCGTATTCGTCTTTGCTAAACCCGATAACGTATGGGTTTAGTTCATCTGGCATTTTATCTTCTGATTTTGCCCATTGATTATTTGCAAGTTCTTTCTGCCACTTTTTCCAATACTTTTCAGCTAGATACCACTGAGAATGAAACGCCATTTCTTTCTCTTTATCGGAAAGGTCATTAAATGAAAAATCAAAATTGATAACGTAGACTTGCTCCGTGTCATCAGAACAAGTTGCATTCAAAAGATGCGGACAAAAATCACTCATTTTTTTCTCCTTCTGCAATCATCTTCGCCAACGCCTTGAAATCCTCTGCGCTGGTACTCTTTGCCGTGTCGCCGCTAAACAGGCTGTGCCGTTCTGCCTGAGCCTTACGGACGCCCATAGACGGTCTAATCTTCACGTCCAGTAGCGTTGTGCCCATGCTCTGTGCAATCACAGGAAGCTGTTCCACAACCTCTTTGGACAGGTTCTCACGGCTCTTGTACTGGTTCAAAAGCAATCCTTCAATCTTCAAAGCTGGATTGAAGTATCTGCGAACATCGCCGATGGTCTGCAAAAGCTGGCTCAAACCAGCCAGTGCGTATCGGTCGGCTGTGATGGGTACGATGATGCTGTTGGCGGCGATCAGAGCGTTCACAAGCGCAAGACCAAGCTGCGGGGGAGTGTCCAGCACAATGTAATCATACTGCTCAGACACGCTCTCAAGGGCTTCTCGCAGCCGGAAGTTCTTGCCCATGTCCCGGACAAGCTGCTCGTCAATGTCCTTCAATGCGTTGTCGGACGGAAGAATGTCACCAGCTTCACAGTGCTGGATTCCTTCTTCGACCGTGCCTTGCCGGGTCATCACATCAAACAGTGTGCATACGTCCTCTGTCTGTGCGCCGTAGGTGTCCGTTGCGTTGCACTGGGCATCGCAGTCCACCAGCAACACCTTCTTGCCAAGCAGCTGCAACGCACCAGCCAGACAGGTGCTTGTGGTGGTTTTTCCTGTACCACCCTTCTGGTTGGCGACAGCTATGATTTTTGCCATTTTTATTCTCCCCACATTACAAAATAACCGTTGTACTTAAATTTTTTTGCTGCCTTACCAGCTTCAATTAGCGCCTTTCCTTCCTCAATCGCTTCGTCTGGTTCTACAGTGCCGTGTCCACGAGAACCGACCATTACATGAATTGGCGTATCAATTCCGTCCCCAACGGTGAAAAACTCAACTCTGTTACAATCAAAGTCGTTTCTCAATTTCGCTATTTCTCTGTACAAAACGGAACTTTGAACTTTTTCCATTTTATCACTCTTTCTTTTTAGTAGAACGGCCATGCTGCTTTTATCTCGTCTCCGACCCACAACACAGGCGTGACGTGCCATGCAATTACAGTTCCTTTGATTTCATTACTATCGGAATCAAACCATTTGCCGTTGATTGTATCGTACTCGCCGGTTATGAAACTTTCTTCTCCTGTTTTCTCATCTTCGATACGAAGTAAAAGCCCATGCGGCCATCCTTCTAGGCTTTTATCCGGCATAACATCTTTAGTCATGTACCACTTGTCTTTGTCAAAACCTTTCGGAAACATTGGAACCATACTCTTTCTCCTTTCTGCATTATCTGCTCAATGTGCTACATTCGACTACTTTAAGAAGCTTTCGTCAAACGTAGCATAATCATCAAGGTCTGCTTCTTTCAAAATTGAGTACATATAAGCGCCGGGGTCTTTTTCAATCCTATCAAGTCGCTCACTGACAAGAATCCTGTATGCGTTCTCAATGATGTTCGCAACAGCTTCTTTTTTCTTGTTAGGCTTGATGTTCGGATACTTCTCCGGCAATCTCTTTGCCACCAGCTTTGCGGTCAAGATACACTGGCTTTTAGACATCTCTGGCGCAATAGATGCCCAATCCACATCCTCGTATGCGCCGCTGCGGGGCTTTCTGGCAGGTCGTTGGCTCTTTGGAACATCTTTTAGCTCTACGCTTTCAACCTCGTTAGCTTCCACGTCTATGACTGGCTCATTAGACTTGAAAGCTACATTGAACTTCACAGCAACCGCATTGCGACCTCTCATGACCTTGTCATATTCAACGCACAGGTCTGATACTTCGTTTATTTCAGCTACCGCAATATCAATGACACGCCGCCTAAGATGCTTGAACTCTTGATAGCTAGGTTCTCTTGCACCAAGCTGTTCCCTTAATCTATCCAACGTAATTTCGGGCTGGCTCACACCACGTCCGATGAACTCTCGGAGAATTGAATACAGCAAAATGCTATACTGCGATTTCATATTCGCTGTGTAGCGCAAGCGATACTTGACATATCCACGCTCTGCAATGTCGAAGAAAACAGGTTGCAGAAGCGGGTTACAACATAACGACACAGTAATATTCATCAAACTAGGTTCAAAGTTTACAGTTGCTCTGCTGAACAGGGGATACAGGTCAAACGAGCCTGAACCGTCACCTCTAGGAACTTCAACGGAGTTGTCGATGAAATGCTTGACCTGCGCTTTCAAATTCCTAGAGTTGATTTTCAACCCCAAAAACTCGCAATACTCTTGTAACGTAAACTGAACCGTTGAAGTTTCGGGGTCTCTCGGATTGATGCGGCTAAGATACACTTCAAGCAACCGAAGCTCTCCTGCTGTATAGTCAGTGAACTTTGCCCAAACAAGCTGTCTGCTTTTTTCAACCAAGTTCCCGCCTTTAATATCAGACAATCTTATCACGCCTCCTCTCGTATAAGAGTATATCACAAATAGGTGTACAAATCAATAGCAAGTGTACACCTATTTCCACTTCTTGTACACCTAACTGTCCACATTTCGTACACCTATTTCCACAATCTGTACACCTATATCCATTTTTTGTACACCTCTTTACATTATATAAAACAAGACTATTAACAAGATTATAAAATAACTTCTACTAATAACAGAAGAAGAAAATTTTCAACAAAATCTTTTCTTTCTCTCTTAAAAAGTGGAAAACACAAAGCAATATCACTAAATAAACAGATGTTCAACATCCGAAAGGTTGAAACGCTTAACGGTTAGGTTTACCTAACGTGTACAAAAAGTGGATGAAAAACTTTTAATTCAACGCTATGGGGGACAGATTGACAAGCCGACCAATCACAGGCAATAGATTGACGATAATTCGTTATTTATTCCGCTCGAATGTTGTCGATTTACAGCCTATGGGGGACGGAATGACAAGGTGAATTTGCCCGATAGGTGTACAAAAAGTGGATGAATGTGGACAAAATGTTCTTCAAAAACTGCGATAATTCGACAATCAGCCAGTTATATTATTGGGATTCACAGTATAGGAATCGTTGGACTTCATAGCAGCTTCCGTTCCAGCATCCTGCGCCTGATAAAGAATCTCCATCTTTGGGGCGGTTCCGTTCGGGTCGGGGTCTGTTCCGGTAGCCTGCGCCATCTCATAGCTACCAGACACCATCCGGCAGACAGCGACCCTGTCCTTCAACGGCGTGTGGAGGTTTGCCAAAATCTCCGTCAGCACGCCGATGTGGTCTGAACCGTGATCTCCGTACCGGATGTACAGCAAGGCATCTATTTCATAGGATGAGCACTCCATCATAGCATCTATGAGAATCCGCCGTTTCTCCAAATCGGAAAGGTCATCTTCCAGATGTTCCAGCAGTCCCGGATGAATGCAAGCGTCCATGTATCGAGCCACCGATACGCCGCAGCAGGTGAACCAGCGCATAGCCATCGGAAGGGAAATAGCTGCCAGACCTTGCTCCCAATTTGCTATCGTGCCACGATTCACGCCCATTCTTGCCGCCAACTTCTGCTGGCTCAAGCCGGAACGCATTCGAGCCATCTCTAATGCTTTGGCTGTTCTTACTAAATATTCATCCATAAATTCTCACCCTTTCAACAAAATCCAGCAAAACTGCCGGATTCGACAAGCCAAAAAATGGAAAAAGCTGCTATGGAGAACCAACAGCAGCCTGTGTTATAACTGTATTGTCAAAAAATTCCAAAGAGGAGTGGAACAAAAATGAAAGAAACTGTAATCTGGAACCATGAACGTATGCCGATCATCGATGGAATGCCTGCCAGCGTTCCCGATGGTAAGCCGCACACACCTGAACCGTGGGAGGAAAGCTAATGAAACGAACTGCAGATGCTCTAATTATTCCATACGTTCGCAGACGAACGCTAGAGCTTGTCCTGAGCCTTTCTGGGTACGAAGCTGATAAAGATGCTTACCTCGAAGCAAAAGGCATCCTGGAACGTGCCGTAGCCGCCTTAGACGATGGACGCGACCCGGCAGACAACATCGAACGCATTGACGGACAGCTCGTAGAGCTGTGATTGGAGGAAAGATGGATAGGCGCTGCCCCTTTTGATTTGAACACTCGCGGCTTCCCCGATGTGAAGTAATGGATGTGAAGAAAATGTTCGATTTTTACGAAGTTGTTCAAAATACATTGACTTGACAACTAGAAGGTGTATAATCGTATCAAATGAACATCTGCACTTACCGATCGGGAGGATATGCCACAATGAGTGAACAGGAAAGAGCCAAGATTGACCGATTTATTGCATGGCTGCTGGAACACCCGGAAAAGATTCCGGCAGCTAAAGAAATAATAACTAACGCATGACAAAACCCCTTGCGCATAAGGCTACCGAAAGCCCGGCGCAAGGGGTTTTATTTGTACCGGGTCAATCTTCACAGATTTTCATCAATTTTAAGAACCGGCTAGAATCAGATTTTACGGTTTCAGTTCCGCTGTGGCCATCTTCATACGTCACATAAAACGTGACGCTGGTTTTAGATTTTGCGGATGCTACACCGTAAACAGCACCGGGCAATCCGGCAATTGAACCGCCAACAGCGGAACGGAGTGCGGCGCTTCCGGCCTTCTTGCTTTCACCAGAGCCTACAATCTTTGCGGACACAGGTGTTTCGTACATTTTTGTTTTGAGCTTTTCTCTTTCAAGAAACATATCGTATCCGCGTTTACCTTTTATCAACATCATAGCCCCAATGGCTGCAACGATTAAAAAGGCGGTTGAAGAATACACAAGGAAAATAAATGAAGCAACCAAGAAAAGCACACCGAAGGCAAATAAAAACCTATCACCCATGTGAGAGCTTTTGTCGTTCAGCAGTTCTTCTTTGCTAAATTTCTTTTTGCCCACACCGTCACCTCACATAGTTCTGATAAGCTTCATCAAAGCTTCACGCTTTTCTTTCGACATCTCCACTAGCTTCTGCTCAATCCATTTGATATCCGCGTCAACTTCGCTTTGCGGCTGCTGGGGCGGGTTTTCTTTTTGCTCGCCAGAAACCAAAGCATCCACGCTTGTTTCAAAATAAGAAGCTATCTTATCAAGCGTTTCATATTTCAATGTTTGCTTTCTCCCGTTCTTCAAATCGGTCAAAGACCCACGGCTTGCGCCCGATTCCTTGCACATAGTGGTCACGTTTACTCCACGCTGCTTGCAGAGTTTTTCAATATTTTCGTACAAGTTTGCCATAATTCCAGTCCTCGCATTGTAAGGTTTGCTGAAATTACGCGAACGCTTAAAAAAGCCTTGCATTTTACGCGAAAGCGTATTATACTAAGACCGTACCGCGAAGGCGTAATGAATGATTTCTAGCAACTTCATTATATTACACTTATGCGTAAAAATCAATAGCCGGAGGTGAAATAATGGCTGAAAAAAAACCTCTGTGTGACTTTGGCAAACAAATCGAGATTGCTCTTATCCAAAAAGACAAGACCAACGACTGGTTGATTGAAAAAGTCAAGGAGGATACTGGACGATATTTTGACCGCTCTTACCTTTTCAAGGTTAAGACCGGAAAGCTGGAAACGCCCGGAATCAAGAAAAGCATCTGCCGGATTTTGAATATTCAGGATTCGGGAGCATAAGAAAGGAGAGAAAATGGAAAACATTCAAGTTTTTGAATATCGGAACAACAAGGTTCGCACAGTCGATGTGGACGGTGAAGCATGGTTTGTTCTGAAAGACGTGTGCGGAGTTCTCGAAATTGCAGACCATAAAGTTGTCGCAAGACGGCTTGACGAAGATGAGGTGTGCCAAACACCCCTCACCGATAGCATGGGTCGTCAGCAGTCAACTACCATCATCAACGAGAGCGGATTGTACCACGTCATCCTCCGCAGCGACAAACCAGAAGCAGCACCATTCCGCAGATGGGTCACAAACGATGTGCTTCCTGCAATCCGTAAGACCGGAAGCTACAACGCGCCGCAACTTACCCGGTCGCAGCTTCTCGCAACCGCACTGATCGCAGCGCATGAGGAGCTGGAAGAGAAGGACAAGCAGATTGCAGAACTTACGCCGAAGGGCGTTTTTGCTGACGCGGTGAGCGCTAGCAAAAAGAGCATTTTGGTTGGCGAAATGGCAAAGTTGCTGTCTCAGAACGGCATTAACATCGGTCAGAACCGCTTGTTTGACTGGCTACGCCGGAATGGCTATCTCATCAAAGACCCGAAACGTAGCGATTACAACTTGCCGACGCAGCGGAGTATGGAGATGGGGCTGTTTGAAATCAAAGAAACCACGATTCAGCACAGCGACCACATTTCTATCAACCGCACTCCTAAGATTTCAGGTCGCGGCCAAGTCTACTTTGTAAACCTCTTCTTGAAAGCAAAGAAGAACCAGAAAGCGGAGGGGTAAATATGGAACAAATCATCACCTTAAAGGTAGACCTTGAATACCCGGAAGAAGCCAAGTTTGCCATTGACGCTGCGGCCAAGGCCTACTCGGATTTCAAGCGTGAGCAGGCGATAAGGCGCTTTGTGGAAAATGGTTGCACACCGGAAGATGCAGAAAAAATCGCAAAGTTCATCCAGTTTCTTGACCAGTGTTTTTCTGAACACAATGAAAGAGCCTTAAGAAAGGCAAGTGAAGTGGATGGAGATTAAGTACTGTGAGCGTTGCGGCCTGTATCTTGGCGTGGTCAGACCGACAAGAAAATACTGTTCAGAATGCAAGCGCGAGGTTGACAAAGAGCGTGACAGGAAGCGCAAGAAGGCAGCGTGCAAACCGGAAAAGACGTTTCCGTCCATCGGAGAAGTACAAGCCCTTGCGGACAAACTGGGCAAGCATTACGGCGAAGTGTCACAGATGCTCGCAACAGGGGAGTTGACCTTATGAACGGTAAGTACTACGGAAAGCGGGAAATCCGCTGGCACAGCCGGGAGAAAGACCGGCTGGAACACATACAACGCAAGCGAAGGATGTCAAACGATGAAGAAAGCAATAAGCAACTTCAACAAAAGCAGTCCGTGGCAGAAGCGCTGGCAAGAGCGTGAACCTTTAAGGCTGGAACACATCGAGAAAGAAAGAGTGAACAAAAATGAAAAAAATCAAAGTCAGAATCACATTCACCGAATCGGTTCTCGGCACATGGCCTAGCAACCAAAACATCGCACGAGAGTTCATCGCCAGCAAGTCCCCTGATGCAAACACTATCGAGGACGAAGTTGCCGCTCTGGGCGCCGATGCTGTGGCAGATAAGGGCATGACCGTGTTCCCTCGCAATGAGAACGGCGAACCCATCCTGTATGACTATCAGATCAAGGGCTTCTTCAAGGATTCTTGCGGTATGCTGGGGCGTATCGGTGGCAAGACCGAAACCGGCAAGAAGAAAGCCGTCAACGAATCCGGCAAGCTGACAGCCTACAAGAAGGTCATTGATGGTCTGATTTTCGTTCAGCCCCGCATGATTCCCATTCATGTGAACGGTGAGATTACCGAGTGCCAGCGCCCACTTCGCGCTCAGACTGCGCAGGGCGAACGGGTGAGCCTCGCCAACAGCGAGCAGATTCCCGCTGGTTCGACTTGCGAGTTTGAAATCGTTCTTCTGGACGATTCTCACGAGAAGGTCGTGCGTGAGTGGCTGGACTACGGCGTTCTGCGTGGCATCGGCCAGTGGCGTAACTCTGGCAAGGGGCGCTTTAACTACGAGATTCTAGACTAACTGCTATGGCAAGACCCCGAGGTGATTTGTGCTGCAAAGGCAAAGCAACGGCTTGAGGTGACTGGCAATGGCAGGGTGTGGTTTCGAGCCGCGTGGCAAAGGCAATTCAAAGGATTGAACAGATATGCAATGGAATTGCATAGGCACGACATGATTCGCCCTGCAACGGCACAGTTCGGAATTGCTGATAATAGCATGGCTATGGCATTGCCGCGAGACGCAGCGCAAAGGCAATGCAACGAATTGAGGAGATTTGCAAAGGCGTTGAGAAGCAGCGCATCGCTAAGGCTAGGAAATGCAAGGCGTAGAATTGATAAGCGAAGGAAAGGCATCGCAAAACGTAGCGAAGGAATTGCATAGACCAGCTATGGCATGGAAAGGGGATAGAAATGAAAGTACTTGTAGAAATTATTTTGATGTGGAGTGCTGCTCTTGCGGTAGTGTTGGCAGCATTCCTTTTGAACCTGTGGCTTGTACATCTTGTTGAACTACTGGTCGGTGCAAAAGGCACATGGGGAATCATCGTAGCGGCTGCCGTAATGGCAACTGGATGGATTTTAAGTTTTGGAAGCAAAAAGGAGAACCAATGAAAACTTTGAAAGGAATGGCACTGTCCATCTTTGGCCTGGTCGCTGCGATCGCAGCAGTTGGTTGCGGCGATACGATTCAAAGATGCCAGACCGCAGCGCAGATGCTTGGCTGGGTGATTGTGTCCTGCGGGCTTCTCGCAACGGCTATCTTGCTGTGTGCGTTGGCAGTCAGCGAGGAGATGGACGAACGCAGCGAGCAAGAATGCCGGAAAATCAAGCGTGTTGCCCACCATACTAGCGAGTGGAGGGATGCACGATGAAATGCCCGATGTGCGGTAGTGACAACATCACAACGGTTGACAGCCGGTCTGACCACGATAGCATCGTTCGCAGAAAAAAGTGCCTTGCCTGTAACCATCGGTGGTCTACCATCGAAATTGACAAAGACCAGTGGTACAGTGCGTTGCAAATCAAAGAGGAACGTAAGAGAGGGAGACCAAAAGATGATTAACCTTGACAGATTCGGTGGCGTGACCGAGCCGGAGGACGGCGTGTATTTCTTAACCCGTGAGCAGGAAGCAGAAGCCAAAGAAACTGACCGTCTGGCTGAGATTGAGGACTTGCAGTCTGAAATCGAGGACAGGGAAGCGGAGCTGAAAGACCTCCGTGCACAGTTGGCAGAACTGATGGCTGGCTGATTTTGTACAGCCATATTAAGCCAAAGTAAGAACAATGAAGCCTAATGAAGCTGAAGAAAGGAAAGAAAAATGGCAGTATTAGTAATGGTCTACGGTCATTCCGGCAGCGGTAAGTCCGCTTCACTTCGGAACTTTGACCCGGAACAGGTTGCGGTCATCAACGTGCTTGGCAAGCCGCTACCGTTCCGTAGCAACATGAAAACCTATATCACCAACGACTACGGCAAGATTGACGCTGCAATCCACAGCACCAAGCGTAAGTCCATCGTCATTGACGATGCCACCTATCTTATGACTGGCGAGTTCATGCGGAACGCAAAGGTCGCTGGATACCAGAAGTTCACCGACATGGCAGCCAATTTCAATGCTCTGCTGATGCGGGCGAAGGAACTGCCGGACGATGTGGTGGTCTACTTTTTCGGTCACAGCGAGCGTGACGGAGACGGCGGCGAGAAGTTCAAGACCATCGGCAAGCTGCTGGATGAAAAGGTCTGCGTGGAAGGGTACTTTACCATCGTTCTGAAAACCGTTGTTCAGGATGGGCGATACCTGTTCAGCACTCGCAATGATGGAATGGACACCGTGAAAACCCCTCTTGGAATGTTCAACGATGCGCTGATCGAGAACGACCTTGCCGCCGTAGACAAGACCATCCGTGAGTATTACAACATCCCGGTTCAGCCGGATAACAAAGGAGAGTAACAGATGAAGAACATCAACTGGAATGACGTGCAGGAAGCCACCGAACGCCGTGACCTGCCTGTTGGCGGCTATGTTGCCGGTATCTGCAAGGCAACGGACGAACCCGCAAAGGAGCGCCTGAACATCGAGTGGGAAGTAGCAGAGGGCGAGTTCAAGGGCTACTGGCGTGAGCAGACCGCTTCCCTTATCGAGCGTGGCAAGCTGAATCCGGGCGAATGGGCATGGGGTGGCAAGACCATCAAGAGCTACAAAGAGAAGGCGCTGCCCTTTTTTAAGGGTTTTATCACCGCTGTGGAACAGTCCAATCCCGGCTACAAGTTCAACAATGATGAAAAGACCCTGCGTGGCAAGCTGGTCGGCGTGGTTCTCCGTGAGGAAGAGTACATGGGCAACGATGGCAACGTCAAGACGAAGCTGGTCGTTGACCGCTTTACCAGCGTGGACAAGATTCGTTCCGGCGATTATGAGGTCAGACCGAAGAAAACGCTGGCTGGTGGGTCTGGCTCCGGCTATTCGCAGGGCGGGAGCGATGACTTCTCCCTGATTGAGGACGATGGTTCGCTCCCTTTTGATTAACGGTTACGCTACCGGGACAAAAGGCGAGAAAGGAACTGATGGAAGAACTTTGGAAAGACATTCCGGGATATGAAGGGCTTTATCAAGCATCAAATCTCGGAAGAATCAGAAGTGCGCCGGGCAAAACAACGTCTTCTGCAAGGTATAAAGTCAGAGTTTGGAAAGTAAGAATTATTAAGGCAAAGACAGAAAGAAGATGCCGAAATTCAAAAGGCAAAATGGATGAACGAGTTGAACTTTGGAAAAATGGGGCACACAAAACCATGTTGGTTTCAAGGCTTGTCGCAATGGCTTGGGTTGATGGTTACAAGCCTGAATTGACTGTAAATCATATTGATGGAAACCCATCAAACAACACACCAGAAAATTTGGAATGGGTAACCATTGCAGAAAACGTAAAGAAAGGCTTCCGAGAAGGTCTTTTTGAAAAGTGCTGTAAAGATGTCGCGCTTGTTTCTCCGACTGGCGAAGTTCACTATTTTGGAACATTAAGAGCCGCATCAAATTTTTTGGGAAAGAATCACAGCTATTTGAACAATCGCCAAAAGCGAAATTACAAGACTGGGATTGATTCAAATGGTACGCATTGGCTAATTAGAGCCTGACCACCTACCTTATATAAGAGCTGCGCTATCTGGCTGGACGGGCGTTTGGAAAGATGAAAGTTTTAGTTGCCTGTGAGGAATCGCAGGAAGTCTGCAAAGCATTCCGGGCGAAAGGTCACGAAGCCTATTCCTGCGACCTGATTGAGCCGTCCGGCGGGCATCCGGAATGGCATATTCTCGGTGACTGCCTAAAGGCTATTGAGGGGGGCAGGTCGTGACCATGGACGGAATCGCACATGATGTGCCCCGCTGGGATATGATTATCGCATTTGTCCCTTGCACAAAGACGAGCAACGCGGGAGCAAGACACCTGTACAAGGGAGGAAAGCTCAATCTTTCCCGGTATTATGAGGGATTGTGCGGAAAGGCGCTTTTTCTTGCCGTGTGGGCGGCAGATTGCGAAAAAGTGGTGATTGAGAATCCTACCCCCAGCAAGATTTTTGATTACCCAAAGCCTACGCAGGCAATCCAGCCCTACGAGTACGGACATCCGTACAGCAAGAAAACGCTACTGTGGGAGCGTGGTTTACCGCCGCTTCACCCGACAAACATCGTAGAACCTACCGCGACATGGTGCCCGTCAGGTTCCTACTCGCACAAGCACGGTGAGCAGCACAAGGGAATGTTTACCACTGACCGTGCAAAGAACCGGGCAAAAACTTTTACTGGCGTGGCAAAGGCCATGTCTGAACAGTGGGGTTGATAGAATGATTACCTGTTGTCTCAACTGCACATCACGCCACCAAGCTTGCCACGACACTTGCGAGAAGTACAAGGCAGAGAAGAAAGACTTCGAGGAACGCAAGGCGTTCGTGTATGAGCTGAACCACAGTCAGAGCGTGTACCACCGTGATTATGAGGACAAGCACCGGGAAAAAGGGAAGAAGCGGTTTCTCGGAAGTGAATTTAGAGGTGAACGATAAATGGGAGCTTTTATTGCAAGACAGCCTAACGGTTTGCTGTGCCGGTTTTCTTCGGTGGTCGATTGCATTACCGATTACAACATGACCGAAAATGAATACATCGAAATGTGTGCAGAAAAAGCACGAAAAGAAGCACGAGATGTTCTTGACCACTATATGCAACCGTTTGAACTGGTGGACAAGCGATTCTACCCAAACAACATGACAGTGGAAGAACATAAGCGGATTATGAAGGAAATGGAAAAGCCCGCTGACAAAGCAACTCATATTCCGTGAGCTTAGAGGTGAACAAGGATGAGCAAAAGAAAGTATAAGCCGGGCTGTTACATCATTTCTCTTGATGACTTGATGAAGCAGGAGTTTGTTTACTGCGCCGGAAAACTTGTTCACAAAGGCTGGTTTGGTAGCTGGCAACTGCGATATGCAAATAGCGAACTTGCTCGGCTGCGTATCAGAGAAGCCAAAAAAATCGAGGACAACGCATGAACACTGGCAAACAGTTTGAAGCAGACTTCAAGGCATCCGTCCCATCTGATGCGTGGTGCTACCGCCTGAAAGACAGTGCTGCCACCTACTATGGCGGCAACGAGAACCTGTCGTTTTCCATCGACAACATCTGCGACTTCCTTGTGTACCGATACCCGATGAACCACCTGTTTGAACTGAAAACCATCGAAACGCCCTCTATCCCTCTTGAAAAGGTGTTTGGCAAGTACGACAAGGCAAAGTGCAAATACCGTAAGGAAAAGCACATCACAGACATGGTGGAAGCAATGGGGTACAGCGGTCAGACCGCCCATGTGATAGTGAATTACAGGGCGGTCAACCGCACCTTTGCAATCCCTGCCAGCAAGGTTCTTGCGTTTCGTTACAACGAGAGCCGCAAGAGCATCCCTTGGCAGTGGGCAGAACAAGAGGGGATAGAGGTCAAAGCAAAAAGGCTGCGTGTCCATTGGCGGTATGACGTGGATGAGCTACTAAAGAGATTGGAGGAAAGCCAAGCATGACAATGAAATGCGATAGATGTGGCAATACGTTTGTATGGTACGACAATACCATGACAATCGGAGCATCCGAGACGAGCGAGCAATGGAAAGGCTGCGGAAACGCAGTGCAGAAGGTTGTGATTGACCACAGCTATGTTCCTCTTGACTGGTACAAGCAAAGTGATATGGAGCCTATTGCTCTTTGCCCCTCTTGCATGGCGAAGCTGAACGAATGGCTGAAAGGAGAGCAGAAGTGAGCAGTCAGATGAATAAATTTGGAAACTGCCCCCTGTGCGGCAAACAGGTCAAGCCAACCGACCTCCGCAAAATCGCACGGCAGAACCAGTTATACGGCTTCCGCATGGCTCTGGATGGAATAACCGCCACATGGGGCGCACTGATTCAGAACCTTCGGTGCGATGCAGACCTGACCGATGAACAGGTGCAGAAAATCATCCGAATCGGTGACAGATATTGGGAGATGGTCGGCAAGTTCAAAGAAGAGGACATGACCCCTGACGAGTTTGCAGATTACATCACAGCAAAGTCAGAGCAGGTCGAAAAAGAGCTGAGAGAAAGGTGGAGCTGATGGATAAGGAACAGCTTGCCATCGCACGGTTGCAGGATGCTGCACGGCTATCCGAGTATCGGTACAAGAAACCGCTCATGATCACATACTCTGGTGGCAAGGATTCACAGGTGCTTGTGGCGCTGGCTGAACGCGCAGGAATCAACTTTGAGGTGGTCAATAGCCACACGACCGCAGATGCGCCGGAGACGGTCTATTTCATCCGTGAGCAGTTCAAGGCGATGGAAGAACGTGGAATCAAATGCTCCATCGTCATGCCCCGATACAAGGACAAGCCTGTGTCCATGTGGACGCTGATTCCGCAAAAGCTGATGCCACCGACAAGACTTGTACGTTATTGCTGTGATGTTCTAAAGGAAAACACGGGAAAGAATCGGTTTATTGCCACAGGCGTTCGGTGGGCAGAATCTGCGCGGCGCAAAAACAGTCGTGGCGTGATGGAACTGATGCACAAAGACCCTGCGAAAAGAATCATTCTCATGGGCGACAACGATGAAAAGCGACAACTGTTCGAGACCTGCAACCTCAAGGGCAAGATGACCGTCAATCCGATCGTGGACTGGTCTGACGATGACGTGTGGGACTACACACACAGCGAGAACCTGCCTGTTAATCCGCTGTATCGCGAAGGGCAGAAGCGTGTTGGTTGCATCGGCTGTCCTCTGGCCAAGAGGGGGGCAGACAACGTGAGTTTATGCGCTGGCCAGCTTACGAGAAAATGTACATCTCGGCGTTTGAACGAATGCTTAATGTCAGAAAAGCGAAAGGTTTGCCGTGCGACTGGCAGACCGGAATGGACGTTTTTCGCTGGTGGATGGAAGATGACAACATCAGTGGTCAATTAAGCATGGACGATTTTATGGAGGACGGCAATGGCACTGTTGAACCATGAAGAAACGATTGCGTTTTTGTCACAAAAGGAAATTCAAGACGCTTTTTGGATGCGACCGCAGAAACGGTGCGTGACAAGTGTAAAGTTTAAGTGCGATTCGTGTTGGACTGAAACGCAGATTACAGACCCCCGATTCGCAACGGAAGTGATGAAAAAGAATCCAGAAAGTCCAAAATGCCCGGTTTGTGGCGAAACAATGAGATGCATAAGTTACGATATAACAGTGAGGGATTAATATGTTTGAATTTGCAACTCGCTGGCTGGTCTGCCTAGTCCTGTTGGCGGTGGTAGTTCAGTCCGAACGGACAATCAAAAACATGGCGGACAACCTGTTTGAAAAACGGCAGGCAATGCTCGTCTGGCTGTTCGTCAATGTGTGTCTGGTTGTTTGCACGGCTGTTGTGATGGGATGGAAATGATGGACAACGAACTTTACTGCCCGATGAAGATGACCAGCAATCCGCTTGGGCGGTGCGTATGCGAGAAAGAAAAGTGCGCTTGGTGGCGGCAGTTGGACAACTGCTGTTCCGTCTGGCAGATTGCATTCAAGCTGGACTACATCGAAATGAAGATGAAGAGGTGATAACTCTTGGCAACACCCCCGAAGCGTGGTCGTGGCAGACCGCCGCTGACCGAAGCGGAAAAGAAAAAGCGTGAGAAGCGGGCGCAAAAGGCGAAAGAAGAAGCCGCTGCGAAGCGCGAGAAAGAGCGTGAGAAGAAGAAACAACAAATGCTTAACAAGCGGAAATCTATCCGCTCACAGGTGAGTAAAAAGGTGAAAGAACAGCAAGAGTTGGCTATCGAGAAATCTAAGATGATGAACACGGGCGATTTGCAGTCGAGAATCGGTAATGAAGAGGACAAGAAGGTCATCGGCATGATTGCAGCCAAGTATTTTGGCGATCTTCCAAGCGTGGACATGAACAACCCGATTGAAGTGCAGCAGCGTCTTGACTTCTTCTTTGACGCTTGCATCGAAGCTAGAATCTCTCCAGTGGTGGAATGGATTGCACTGGTGCTTGGCATCGAATGGGTGAGTTTGAAGCAGATTATGGCGGGTAAACGCCGTGACGATAGCTTGCAGCAGAAGTACATCCTGAAGCTGATTCTGCAAATGCAATCCATGTGGGCGTACAACGGTATGTATGGTCAGGAGAACCCGGCAGAGTGGATTTTCCGAGCCAAGAACTATTTTGGTATGCGTGATAACGTGGAAGTTACTGTTGCGCCGCCTGAACAGCCGTTGGGCGATGCCCAGAGCGCAGAGCAGTTGGCTCAGAAGTACCAGACGGCTTTGCCGAAAGGGATTGACGTGGAGTACAGAGAGGTGGGAGAACATGACTAACGGCGATTTTATCCGCTCTATGACGGACGAAGATATTGCAGAAAACTTTACGCGGGGCATCTGCGAGCTTATCAAACATCGTGACCCGGAGCGTTGTCAGAACCGTGAGCATTGCTTTCATTGCGTCAAGGACTGGCTGAAAGAGAAAAACGAAATCATGGTGAGGGCTGACCAATGGGAACTTTGATTGATTTCTCCGACCCATGCCTACGCACGTTCCTGCCTGTCCTCTTGCAAGACCACACGACAGGCAAGAACATCATCTGGGCGACAGACCCGCCGCCTGAACTGGGCGTGGGCTTTGTAGATGAAATCACACTGGAACAGCTAGACAAGGTTCAACTTGTCCCTCGTGTGCAGAAACGGCTTGTAGACCAGAAAAAACGCACCAGCAAGAAAGCAGAGGTGTTTACGCCGACTTGGGTTTGCAAGAAGATGGCAGACGTTGCCGAAAACGACCTGAAAGGCGAGGACTGGAAGAAGTACATCAACCATAATGTGCTTGAAGTCACCTGTGGAGAAGCGCCGTTCCTCACAAGCCGATACGATACCACAACAGGGCAGATGATTGCCGTGCCGGACAGAATCGGTCTGCTGGATAGAAAGCTAAATGTTCTGGCAGAGCAGTTCCATGACTACAATATGTGGATGTTCTGGGCAATTAGCGCCTACAAATCGACATACGGCTATGAGTGGCAAGGAGACAACCTCTTTCTGACAAGGTGCAACCTGTTCCTGACACTGATTGAAAATTTTAGGTATCGGTTTGATGCTGAAAAGCTAGAAATTGGCTTCATACCCATTTTTCTTGATTGCATCGCAGACACCATCTCATGGAACGTCTGGCAGATGGATGGGCTGAAAAAGACCGTGCCCGGCACGGACATTCCGTGCAAAATCAAAGACTGGAAAGCCAACAAAGAAATCCTGTTTAAGGATGTTGGGGAGAACGAGCAATGAAAATCATCACATATCCTGACGGTCGTTCGGAACAGGTTGGAACGCCATTAGAACTAGCGCAGTTTATGCTTGGCTTGATTGAATATCAAACTATGCAGAAGTTCAAGAATCTGATTGACTCTATCCCACAGCAGATTAAACCACAGCAGATTGAAAGCCCAAATAAAAAACGCACATCTAAAAAGAAAGCAGGCGAATCTGATGCAAACTGATAGAGGAATCTACCACAAGCGAGTATGCGACCGCTGCGGAGCGGTTCTGGGCGGCAGGATGATGAACCCTGACGAATACTTCAAGGACTGGGCGTGGCGAAGGGACACAGGCGACCTGTGCCCGGAGTGCTATGCAGAGTATAAGCGAGTGATCGGGCGGTTCAACAGAGGAAAGAGAGGGCAGCGATAATGAACATTTACTGCACCACCGAAAATTGCTCTTGCATTGGCATCAAGCAGTTCTCCGCTGGCAAAGCTATCCGATGCACAGCAGAATCTTGCAAGAACAAATCTGATCCGTCCTGCGGCTCTTGCAAATGGTACGCAGAGCTGGAGGGCGTGTGCGTAAACGACCAGTCAGAACACGTTGCAGACTTCGTGTGGGACGCACGCGGATGCAAGGAATGGGAGAAAAAAGATGAAACGTCAGCAGACCTATAAAGGGCTTATTGGAAAGGGCTGGTACGACCAAAGCGAATACAGTCACTATTTTGCAGCGTGGGCAAACCACCGCAACAACTGGGCTATCCGCAAGGCTGACAACCGCAAGCTGGCAAAGGCAAGATTGAAGCAGATTGAACGCCAGCAAATCAAAAAGGAGCTGGACGAATATGAGCTATGATATTTCACTGTGCGACCCAGTAACGCACAAACCGCTCAAAGCCGATAGTACGCATTTTATCGCAGGTGGTATGCGAGCTATGGGCGGTACAAAAGAACTGTGGCTCAACGTCACCTATAATTACGGTCACTTCTATTATCGACCAGAAGTATTTGGTGAGGGCGGTATCCGTTCCATCTATGGCAAAACAGGCGCAGAGAGTATTCCGATGCTTGAAAAGGCTATTTCTGCACTAGGTGACGATGTAGACGATAGCGACTACTGGAATGACACAGAGGGCAACGCCAAACGTGCCCTATACGGTTTGCTTGCGTTTGCAAAGATGCGCCCTGACGGCGTGTGGGATGGAGATTGAAGGGAGAAAACATGGAAGTCAGACCGATTGATGCTAATGAACTACGTCAAAACATCGAGGAGTGGATTCAGGAGTATAACGATGGAACAATAGGTGGCTTGTCGTTAGACGATGTGCTTGATTACATCGACACCGCGCCGACAATCGAGGTGAAAGACAATGACTAATTATCCAGAATACCTTGAACGAAACGCACTTATTGAAAGAATCAAGAAAGCATATTGCGATGGCTGCGAGAACTACAATGGAGTTAGATGCCGTGCTTGCGGTATTGGAGATGCCATTGACATTGTGGAAGATGCGCCAACAGCCTTAGAGCGTACCGCTAAATGGATTGCGCAAGACGAAGATAAGACAAGGTTCATGTGCAGTAATTGCCATGCGAGAAACAATCGAGACCGCTACAACTATTGCCCGAATTGTGGTTCTTTGATGGAGAATAGGTTATGAGTAACACACTTTGGCATCCAGCAAGCGAACCGCCACGAGAGCGGACGCGGCCTTTATTGCTTGCGACTAAGACAACGTGGCGTGATAAAGATGGAAAAATGTTGCAAGGAATCTCGCCGACAGCGTACTTTCTTGGCTGTTACGCAGACGGTCAGTTTTGGGATGAGATAGGCGAGAGACTGCCAAAAGATGCAACGGTGACGCATTGGATGGCGTTTCCGATGGTATGAGGTGAGAACATGAGCCAATGGATTAGTGTTGAAGATAGACTTCCTGATGTTCCGAAGGACGATTACATGAGCGATTATGTTCTTGCTTACGATAAAAAGGCTGGGATTTGGGTTGCATTTTTTTGCTCTAGCGGCTATTGGTGTGAAGCAAGGGAATGCGGGTCTTTTGAAAATGTCACCCATTGGATGCCTATGCCCGAACCGCCAAAGGAGGACTGAATATGGATGGATTTGAAGCATTAACAGAAGCGATGAACCAATGTGCTACATCACTTGAACAGCTTGCAAATGCGATCAGACAGTCCGAAACGCAGTGCGGTTACATCAAGCAGAAGCACAATCGGCCTGTATACCGTAAAGGCGCAAAGCTACATGAATGCTGCAAACGAATTGTGAGAATGAGAGAGATTTAGAAAATGAAAAAACTTAAATTTCCTGAGGATTTCTTTACATACAACAACCCGGACTGCCCAGATAAGGATATTGAAAAAGCCGTGAACAGGATGAAAAACTGGATGAAGGGCGAGACTTACAAGAGCGAACCTTGGTTCTTTATGGCTCATGGCAGCTATCTGATTATTGGTCTGATTGCTAAGGATGGGCAGAAAACGATCTACGTCGCACGGCAGTATTATGAGATAGTCAACATTCCGGGCGAAGGCTGGCTGCGTGAATCTGACGCTGAGTGCCCATTCTGAGGAGTATTAAAAATGGAAGAACTTAAGAGATGCCCGTTCTGCGGGTCTATTCCTACGTTATATCATGATGGATTGCATCAAGTGGATTCAAAGAGAAGATACCACACAACATGGATGATTCTGTGTGAAAAGTGTAATAATGCATCAATGAGCAATAGCGCTTACTATAGCTTTGATGAAGATGGCGTTTTGTCACCGTATGACGAAAAAGACGGACGACAAGAAATCATCAGCCGGTGGAACAGCCGTTACAAAGAGGATTAAGTATGGAGCAGGGACACAAGCCGAGAACATCAATGATTCTTCTGTTGGAACACGTTCATGCGATGGACGAGCTGACAGACGAGGAATTTGGAGCATTCGTCCGCAACTATGCACAGTATGTTGAGACTGGGATTGAGCCAGCGTACGACGACGATCGTGCTATGCGGATGCTCTGGAAAGTTGTTAAGGCGTTCGATGATATGAATGCACAGAAAAGACAGGAGCGAATCGAGAAAAACAGACGGAGTGCAAATAAGCGTTGGAACGATGAAAAATGCAAGTGCATACAAACGCATACCAATGATGCAAACGCATACGCTGGTATGCAAAATATGCAAATGGATGCAAACGATGCCTTATCTGTATCTGATTCTGTATCTGAATCTGATAAAAAAGAAAAATGTGAAAAGAAAAATACCAACGAAGTAAAACGCTTTAAAGCACCGACTGTCGAGCAAGCCAGAGAATACTTTTCCGAGAAGGGCTACATGGAATCAGAAGCAGAGCGGTTTGTTGACCACTTCACGGCAAATGGCTGGAAGGTTGGAAAATCGCCTATGAAGGACTGGAAAGCTGCTGCACGGAACTGGATGCGTAACGTGAAGGACTGGAACGGTGGCTATCAGCAGACAATGGCTGAATTGCCTGACGAGGGAGACTTTCTGCGGTGAATATTGAAAATCAGACCCAATACATCCTGCTGGGGGCAGTCCTCACGTTCTCGGAGTATGCCGATGTGCTGCAAGACCTTAAAATCGACGATTTCTGCCCTGAACTGCGTGATACATTCGCTGCCATTCGTGGCTATTGGGAACACAACGATAAGTGGAACCCGGTAGAAGTCATGGGGCGATACGATAACTGCAAGAAAGCAATGGGCGAATGCCTGGATGCCTTTGGCGCAGAGTTTATTCGTAACGTCACTCACGACATGATGCTTGGATGGGCTAGAATCGTCAAGGAACAGGCAGCGTTGTCCAGAGCCAGAGAGATTGCGTTCAAAATCGTTGATGGCTCGACCAGATACGCAGACCTGACAGGTATTTATGAACAGCTAGGCGAAGCAATCAATCTGCATAACGAGAGAAGCGATTTCATCCCGATGTGCGATGGCATAGACAACTACATTCGCAAGCTGGATGATAAGCCGGAGTATATCAGCACAGGGCTTAGAGTGCTGGATAACAACTTGCATCTTGTGCCGGGCAACTTCGTTGTGATCGGCGGAAGACCGTCTGCTGGTAAGACCGCCCTGTCTCTGCAACTTGCCTGTGAAATAGCCAAGAACGGACGCAAGGTGGCGTATTTCAGCCTAGAGACCGACCCAGACACGCTCTACGCTCGTATCATAGCAAATCAGCTAGGCGTACCGCTGCACACGGTTAAAAACAAGACCGTCAGCATTGACGAGCTTGACCGACTGGCAGCTATCAAAAAATACCCGCTGTTCGTCCGCTCTGCCGCTGGTAAGAGCGTTGGGTGGATTAGAACGCAGTCCATCAGGATGCAAGCCAAAGTAGTGTTCATCGACTATTTGCAGCTTATCCATCAAGCTGGAGCGAAAGACCGATACAGTGCCGTCACGGAGATCAGCATGGCACTGCATGAGTTCGCACAGTCCACAGGAACGCTGGTGGTAGCACTTGCACAGCTCAATCGAGAGACCGCAAGAGCAGGTATCCCACCAACTGCCGCAGACCTGCGAGAATCCGGGCAGATCGAACAAGACGCAGATGCAATCATCCTGCTGGCACAGAACGTGACCACGAAAAAGCGACCAGAGCAGCACTATCACTTTGCACTTGAGAAGAACAAAGAGGGTAACGTGGGGTCACTGGACATCACGTTCCAGATGGAAACACAGCAGTTCAAAGAATGCGTGTGGATGTAACGAGAGGAGAACGATATGGACACACTGGAGAAATTCATAGACAACGTGCATGCGGGAAAGGGAAGATACGGTCTGTGTGATGCTTGCCTGAACCGTCAAGGGGACTACTGCTTGTTTCACAATTTGTATCGACGAGACGAGAATAGAAAGCATGCTGTAACGGCTCAAAAACTCGAAAGGGTAGAATACTGTAGCTATTTTAACTATGCTGGATGGCTGATATAAGCCTATAATCGCTTCTGCGCTCGTATCGTCACAGTAGAATAGGCGAGAAAAACAGATAACAGGGTCTAGGCGATAAAGTTACCGTCTGAACCTCGCAAATGTTTTTCACTACACAAAATACAGGAGGAAAAGACTATGTTTGTAAACACTGGTGGAGTTATTGCCGCAATCATCGCAAATCAGAACGCTCAACGAATGCGGAGAGAAAGAGAACAGCATGAACATGCAGAACGTGAACGCAGAGAAAAGCGTTTAGCGGAAGAACGAAACAAAACGGAAAAAGAGCGGAAGCCTTTTGACGAACTGAACATCATCCAGAAATAACGCAAAGGAGAAAACAACTATGGCACTTACCAACATCGAACGTGAAACCATCATCACCTTCAACGCAGCGGAGGATACCGCAGAAGTCTACACAGCAGACCCGGTTTACATTCGCAAGCTGGACAAGCTCTGTGAGCAGTTCCCTGATACGTACAAGTTCATGGAGGAACTGTCTGCCAAGCGGTGTAAGGAATCCAAGACCTATTCGATGCCGAAACGTCTTGTGAAGTTCCGCTCGCCCATCACTCGTGAAATCAGCGAAGAGCAGCGTTCAGCACTTGCAGAACGTCTGCGTAAGGCACGAGAGAGTAAGAATATCTAATTTTAGCTCGTGCGGCTACAGAAATATTGTATCAGAAAGCATGAAATGGTATCAGGTGGTAAAACTACCCTCTGCGACTATTCCGTGCTTTTTTCTCTTGTTATTTATCGAGAGAAAACGGTAAGGTCTGATTTTGAGTAGAAACCGTCTCGATCGAGTGACGTTTGGACTGATATGGCTACGACTATCAGCATTATGCGTTTGCATGCAAATGGATGCATATGATGCGTTCGCATTCAATCTTTCTCTCTTCCTTCCTTCTTCTTTCCCCCTATAACCCCCTATTATTATCTATCTATCTCTCTATCTCCCTTCCATGAAATAGACAAGCTATTTCATGTCCCCACGCCAAAATTGTGAGACAACTGCGACAACTGAAAATGACAACCAAATGTTTCCGCAAAGGTTCTTTCCCCCTACAACCCTCTATCTCCAAAGCTACACTGTTGGCCAACAGAGCAGACCGTAGACGAGAACTGGCGTGAGGTTCGGGGTGGTGGATGGTCTACGACTATTCCACATGGAGAATTGACTTCATTTTGCAGTCGGTTGAATATGTAGAAATGTTGCATAACTGTATGAGCGGTTGATTGAAAGCTGAAAGCGACTGCCCAGTCGGATAGTCTTATTAGATAGTTAAAAGTATTGAGGTATTTGCCGAATAGATAATCCTAGTTGGTTGGTATGATATGATTGTAGTTGTTTGTAATTAAATCTGAGAAGAATGAACCGAATTGGATGATACGACTATTACAGAAGAATAATAGTTAAAAAGATTGAGCAATTATCTGAGACTATTATAATAAGTACGATTGTTAAAGATTTTGAGGTAATGTGATTGAGATTAAAATTGACAGGTGTCTTGACAGCTATTGATTTTAGGGAATGTCGGATGACTTAGCGACTATCGCACCTCTCTTTTCCTAAAAGGCAAACGACTATTTCACACAAAAAGTACATGACTATTTGACGATGATTCGCAAGAAAACGCTACGACTATTACTCTACGACTATCAGCGAAATACTTGTTACTATACGATATATAGGACTTTCAAAAGCTAGTCGTCTGACGACTTTACGACTATTTGACAGGAGAAACTACGACTATTGGCTACGACTATTTCAGCCGGAACGTTGCGACTATTGTTCGCCCTTATTGGCTATCGGGCGAAAGCCCGAAAAAAACTGCGGCGGTAGCCGTCAATGGTTCCGCGCCGCCCGCCACGCCCCCTTTCGCTGGACTGACCCGCCGGGTGGAGGGGGCCGGGCTGACCTTGTGCAGGTGGAGACGCTGACCCCTCATCAGGTGCGCCGGGTCTGTACTGCTGACACGCTGTCAGCACTTGCCAGCGATCCACACACGGAAGGAGCAGACCCCGCCGGGCTGGCATGGTCTGCGAGATGCTGCACCATTATATACCTTATTATAATAGGGCGCCTGTGCCGCCCTATACAGCGTTCAGCGTGGCGTAGGCGGTATATAGGCAGTTTGTGCGGCTGCTGTATTGTGTGCGCTGGAATGGGTCAAATTAACGGAAATGCCCCTGTAAAGCCCTGTACGCTATTTTATGAAGTGGGCGGTATAACTACTCATGGACGGAACAAAACGCACTGTAAACGCTTGTATTGGGCTATATTGCAGCAGGGCAAGACAAAAGCCCTGCACCCTCAGCAGATGCAAGGCAAAAGAAAAGCCCGGCCATTTCTGACCGGGTGAAGATTTTATTAGTGCCATTCAATCACGCGCTTTGTGCGTTTCAATCCTGTCAGCGTATAATCTCCGCTGACGTTATCCCATACACGGGAGCGGGTGTTATAGGCGTACGGATAAAGCGTTGTTTGGTTTGGGCTGTTCCAATTTACTGCGTGGTGTACTTTTCCAGTTTCATCATCAACGTAAATGCTCAGGCCGTTAATTTCGTGCTCAGTATAAGTTTTCATTGTGATGCCTTTCTTTCTGGGCTTTTGCCCTTTTTTACAGTATATCATACTGCAAGCCATAAAAACAGGACTTGCAAAAGTTTTTTGCCCTTTTGGGCCGGGGCGGGGTTGCTTTTCGGTGCAGCCCCGCTAAAGTGTCCGGGCGGCTCATTTGCTGGCCTTAAAAAGTGCGCTGAAGAACCAGAAGAAGAACAGGATGCAAGATATCATTTGTGCACCTCCATTCTAACGCCAAAATTGGTAAAGGTGCGACGCTGTGAGATTGTGACAGGCTCAAGCCCTGCCGTGCTGATACCATAACGGGCGCACTCTTTAGCCGTGTACAGCTCACCGCCGATTAGATACCGCTTGACCTTGCCACAATAGGCACCAGCGGACACAACCGCCCGCCCGTCAAGCCCTGCCGGAATACGATAGTATAACATATTCGCACCCCCCTTTATACCACGCTAAACCGCTTGTAACTGGTCTTGCTACTGCATTCGGCGTATACGTCCGGGTGTAGCGTCTTGAGACGCTTGCTATCAAGTCGGACGCTCTGCACGTCCTTATAAATGGCCTTTGCCGTGCCCTGCACCATTTCCGGTGCGCCTTGCATCATGTCAATGATTTCAGCCTTTACAGCGTCGTTCATTGCTTCAAGCTCTTCAATGAGCCGCTTGTTTTCGCGGTATGCGTTTACTTTTTCTTCAAACATCGTCATTTTTATGTTCCTCCTTATTAGCTGTTAAGAAACGCAATCATAACGAGTGCGCCGGAGATCATGCCGCCCACATACCAGAGGGCAGCCCACTGGGTAAAGTCAAGTGCAATCATATCACTGCACCCCCTTGCAATACAGGCCGTTGGTGCGGCATATGGTGCGGATACGGTTGCAAGCCTGGTGCAGTGCGCGGGCTTGCACGTCAAGCCACGTTTCCCGGCTGTTGGGCTCATACATCCCGCCATGCTTGCGCTTGAGTTCGGACGGGGTGCAGACACGGGCGGCAATATCAGCATCATAGCAGATGGAGCAACCGCCGTTGCTGTACTGCTACCAGCAGCTTGCACCGTTGAGCGCCCACCGCTCAAGCTCTGCACCGTCAAGGGGCAAGCGCTCCACGTCGTTGGCGCTCCACTGGATATCTTCTAGCAGGTCGAGAGCGTACAACGTGACGGCCTTGTCCCATGCGCTGCGATCGTGGCGGGCGTTGAGCTCGGCGCGGATGGTATCGGCAAGTGCAGTATAATTGATGGTCTTTTTCATGGTTTTGTCCTCCTGTTTTGTGGTGGTGTTGTGGTTGATTTTGTTTCCATGTTTCCATGTTTCCGTGTTCTGATTATATTATACACGAATCCATGGAAAAATCAAGTTGCACAGGCAACGCTTATACATGTTTGCATGGAAAATATTTTGCATCCAAAAAAGTGTAGTTTGCCGGACAAACTGTCCGCCCTCCAGCGCCCGCCGCCGGTACGATCTGCCCGGCGTGAGTGGTCTCTGGTATCGAGTGCAGACCGGTGCAGCGTGTCCAACGTCCGGGCTGTGGTATGCACTGGTACTTGTCTGCCCTGGTATATCTGGCACGGCCTGCGCTGCTGCCTGTGCTGCTCAGCCGTTCCGGGTGCGCTGGATGGTGCAGGGGCGCACCGGCGGGGCATACAGGAAGCGCCGGGGGTGGGGCGGGTCGATAGTCTCCGTAGAAAAAAATCAAAAAAGGCGTTTTTATTAAATTTTTATTAAAGTGGTGGCGATTCACCACCCCCTCTTTCCTGCGCAAATCACCCCCACCCCTATTGCCAATCTCAAAAATTTCCCGCAAAAACAAAAAGACCCCTACAAAGGGTCTGTGTTCTGTGCTATACTTGCCTTACAAGCCTTGAAAGGGAGGAATCTACAAAAATGTACGCCTTATTTGGAATGATTGCTCTGGTTGCAACGCCTGTGTTTGGATCGCTGTGTCTTTACAACAAAGCAACGCATAAGAAAGACAATCGGATGTTAATTGCTTTCTTTGCATCATTTGCAGTTCTTGTTATATGTTTGGCTGTAACACCAGAGCCATCACATGATGAATCGGCAAGCTCCGGCGTTACATCTTCTTCCGCCAAGTCTACGGCAACGGAACTGGATGGCAGCTCTATTGAAGAAGTTTCCGAAAGCTCAGCAAGCAGCACTCCGGCATCTCAAAAAGCGGCATCCGAATCTGAACAGCCTATAAGCTCTGAACCTGCAAGCAGTGAGTCGGTGGCATCCAGTGCTTCTTCGCATAACCCAGATGATGATATTCCAACGCTTGATTTGGATGACTATGCAAAACAGGCGGCCGACAACGCTGTAAAAGCAAAAGACAAATACGCCGGCAAGCAATATAAGGTGACATATCAAGTCAACAGTGTATCAGACGCAATGATTAAGTTAGATAATCCGTACACTGTTATGTTCAGCGTGAACTTCGTCACTTCTCACAGCATTGGTTATACCGTTTATATGGCTGGATTCCCGGAAAACGAAAAAGACAAGATTTCTATGCTTTCTCCCGGACAGACCATTACATTTGTTGGAGACTTTGATGGCAACAAATTTACTGACTGCCGATTTATAGTTCCGTAAACACGAAAAGCCAGCGGCTAGATGTTCTCTAACCACTGGCTTTTCTTATGGGCTATTTACTTTACGATTTCAGCGTGATCGGGATGATACTCAACATTGGGCAAGGGCATCCAATACTTCACATCGTGCATGATGCACTTGCTGTCCCGAATCAGAACCGGCTCGATCTCGCCGTTTTCGTCCGGCTCAAAGGAAAGCTGGCCGCTATCGACAACCTTTCCGTCACAAGCGATAACAGGCTCGTTGACGCACTCGCCGTAGTCAACGGTTCGCCAGAGTTTCAGCATGGTCTCGAAAGCGTAGTTGAGGTATTCCCCCATATCCTGAATCTTATCTGCGGTAGGCATAGTTGTTCTCCTTTCACATAGGCATCTGGGTCTGGCCGTTCGTGACCTGAACCAACATAACAGAGTTCGCACACGGTCTCCACTTCTTGATGTACTCGACTGCTTCATCGAACCGATTCTTTGGCACGTTGTTTCGGCTGTTCACATTGAACCAGTCCTGAATGTCCCGGTTGCATTCCATGAACAGCTTCTGAGAGACGCTGCGGCTCTTGTAGGCCGGGCTGTCCATGCCGCCAAGAGCGTTGATAACTACTGTGTTCACGACACGCTTCAACACGCGCTGCTGATTGTAGTCGATGGTCATAGTGTTCTCAAGAGCGGAAATGCGTTGCTCCTGCTTCATGGTGCGCTGGTCAATCACAAGGATTGCTTGCAGTTCCTTAGAAATCCCTGCAAACTGGTTGACGGCTACGTTCTTCTCAAGGTCAATCAGCTTTTGGCGAATCTCCATGCCCTGCGGTGTCCGCTGAATCATTGCAATGTGCTTGGCCATGTCCAGAGTGAGGATGTGGCTGGTGCTAGGACGACCGCCAGAGGGTTTTTCGGATTTTTCCGAAAAACTAGAAAAGTCTGTTCCTTCGATAAAACCGATGCTAATCATGCGCTGCATCCAGTCGGTGTACTTGTCTTTGATTTTCAGCTTTTCGTGCAGCTCCCGACCCAGCACAACCTTTTCGCCGGTGTCGGTGTCGTACACAGGAATAACATCTTCGGAGAAGATTCGGATGGTTTCAAGATTATTATTCATAGAAATTTGACCTTTCTATCTTGCGAGAGCAGGCCATCTCTGGTATAATAACCCAAAGAGGGTCTATACTCTCTGAGTGTGTGATGATACGTTCGCTGTGGCTGGTAACTTTAGCGAGCGTATCATTTTTCGTTTTCATCATCGGGCATGGGGTACTTCTCAAGGTAGGCGTCGCGGACGGCCTGTGACAGCGATACGCGGCACTTCTTGCAGTGCTCCACCAGCAACTCATACTGACGATCAGTGAAGCCAACGGCTACCTGATGGCGGTATGCTTCGATGTAAGGACTTCTTGCCATGTTCTTATCTCCTTTCTTTGAGGTGCATTAAGTTTAATCGCAAAATGTAGTAAAGTCAAGCGGAAATAGACCCACGAAACACTACATTTAGTGTTCGTTCATCTTGACAAACCACTTTCTACGTTTTGCGCAAAACTCAGCCCTTATTTTTGTTTGCTCCCGCTTCGTACCCTGCCCGGTAGTTCAGTTCGGACAGCTTACCAAGCGCTTCTGCGTACTCTCTGTCCTCGCTGGTCGGCTCTTTGCCGTGGGCGAGGGTTTTCAGAAATTCTTCGGTTGTCGTGGGAAAGTTCATGTTTTTTTCTCTTAACTCTTGCGGAGAGCAGCCCTTTTTGGTATAATAGATTCCGAAAAGGGAGACTGCCCCCTTGGTGGTTGCAGGTTCTCGTTTCGTGATGTGGATAAGCTATCAGCGTTGCCGTCCAAAGTTCCGCTGGTAGCTTATTTTTTTATGCCTTGATGTTCTCAACGTAGGATGCTACACACTCGATACCCATGCGGATAACATCGACCTTTGAGATGCCCAATGCCTTTGCGCTGCTCTCCATGCTTGCGATCTGGTTCTCAGTGAGCCGGGTGCTTATCATGCGCAGCTTATCACGTTCCGAGGTTTCTGCTCGTCTTGCCAAGCCTATCACCTCGCTTTCGCTGGAACAAGTATAAAGCGTGAAAATATGCTTGTCAAGACCCAAAGTTTTACGGAAATGAAGTTTGGAAGAATTACTCCTTATTATAGAAAATTTTCTACCTGATTGCGATTAACTAAGTAAACATTCCTATACTACTCTAGTATGTATTTATACATACTAGAGTATATTTATATAATATATAAAAACAAACGCTTGACATTTCCATGAAAACATGGTAACATGGATGCAGAAAAGGAGCCGTTATAAGAAAGGGGAAATTAAAATGACTGTCACCGAAATCATTAAAGACATTATGATTAAGAGCCGCCCTCCTAAAACGATGGAAGTTCTTGCTAACGATATGGGCTACAAGTCTGCTTCTGGCGTTGGAGAACGTTTGAAGGGCAACAATATGTCTGTGAAAAAATTATGCGAATTTGCAGAAGCACTGGATTACGAAGTCATTCTTAGGCCGAAAACCACGAAGGAACTGGATGAATACTCCTATAAAATCAAAATTGACAAGTAATGGGTGATTGTAATGCGTTATTTCTTAGCGAGAGTGTCGAGCAAAGAGCAAAATCTTGCGAGACAGCTTAAAATCGCACGAGATCGGTTCGACATCCCGGACGAGAATGTATTTTGTGATAAAATGACAGGTAGCAGCTTTGACCGCCCGCAGTATAAACGATTGAAAGAGACTGTCAAGGCTGGGGATGAAGTCATCGTCAAGGAATTTGACCGATTCGGGCGTGACAAAGACGAAATGAAGCGAGAACTTCAATGGTTCAAAGAAAAAGGCGTGATTGTTCGCATTCTCGACATTCCGACCACGCTTATTGACTTCCAAGACCAGACGTGGGTGCTAGAAATGGTAAACAACATCCTTATTGAGGTTTTGGGCGCAGTAGCTGAACAGGAACGCAAGAAAACCAAGCAACGTCAGGCAGAGGGCATAGCTGCCATGCCTATTGTTGATGGCAAGAGAGTGTCGGCCAGAACAGGCCGTAGCTTTGGCAGACAGGAAAAGCAAGTTGACGAGCAGCAGTTTGAAAGCCTATTAGAGCAACAACAAAAAGGCAAAATTACCGTAAAAGAGTGCTGCAAGCAGCTTGGCATCGGGAAATCCACTTGGTATGAGCGTGTCGAAAGATACGCAAATAAAAATAGCGGCAGCCCAACCACAAGCCACCGCTAAGAGTACACCAAACCAATCAAAACAGGAAAAAGAATGGTGCAACCACAGTATACCATTCTTTTCTCCAACAGGCAAGAGAAAAGGAGAACAACATGGAAAAGCAAAAACCGTTTTATTGGGATTTTATCAAAAAAGATGCAGATTTGACATTTCGCTCGGTTTTCGATTTTGTAAACTGCAAAGATTTCACTTCCTTTATGCTGGAATGCCAATCTAAGAAATGCAATGTTTTGTTTTATGATGAAAACATATTTTTTGATTTCAAGAAAGAAGGCCCTTCCGAAACGTTTAAGCGGCAAATGAGAGTTGCTCTTCTTACATTTATTTTGGAAAGCATTCCCGCAATAGCAGAAGATTATCTTACGTATTTTAAGAAATATGCGGGATGGAAGAGCGATAAAACGTTTACTCCTACTTTAATCGAAAAGAAGGAAAGACTTGACCGCGAAACGTGGCTTGATGAACAAGCAAATATTATGTGACCCGCCAGACATGGTATCGGATTGCTGAACAGAACAGGTGACATTGTTCGCA